GTCGATCCATACCATCTTGAATCGGTTTAAAAAAGAAAGGATAGTTTACTGATATAGGAACAACTTTATCGGTAAACATTGTTTTAGCATCAGGACCAGACTTTGATAATATTCCATATCTTGAATCTGAGTTTAATGTAGCTAGATTAACTGTTTCACCAGATGCCATAAATGAAAAACCAGAACGTCTATTTTTAAGATAACACATTCCATAACATCTAGTATCTGCTTTACAAGCTTCCCAAAATATGAAAAACAATCTATTTGATTCTCTAAAATCTGGTTTACCTACATCAATTTTACTCCATTGTAAATACATATATTGAGTTCCGGTGATATAAGTAGGTGTGTTGTTGTTATAAAACCAAAATCCCTCTTCTCTTCTACTAAATTCTTGATCTATATAGTCGTACCACGTTTCTTTAAAATCCAACGGGTATTCTTCCCAATCAAAAATTGTTTTAATTCTTTTTAATTCTTTAGGTAGTGGTATGTATTCAAATCTTCCTGATTCAAACTTGTGTGTATTTTTTTCTTTAGGTAAGGCTATTTTTAAACCTTGTATCTCGTATACTTCGCCTATTTCACCTGTTCTACTAATAACTACAACATCATGTTCAATATTGTAACCATATTCCCACTTCCTATATTTATTATTTTTTTTAATAATTTTAGGTTTGATATGGTTGTCTAATATTTTATATAAAAACTGTTTATACATTATTTAGACCTCCCTTCTGCAAACCCTTTAAATTCTTTAGGTTTTTTTGTTTCTTCTTCTACTTTTCCATCAATAATATTTTGCTCCTCATTTATTCTAGCTAAAATCTCAAAAGCATCAAATATGGCTAATTTTTTTGTAGCTGCAGCATTTTTAAGTCTATCTGCTGAAATATCTGGTCCAAATTCAATAATAGGTTCTTTAGCAACTTTAATTAGTTCTTCAACTGCTATGTGCCCAGCTTGGATTATATTCCCTTTTATTTTCTTTATTTCCATACTTAATTACAATATCATTTGATTTCATACAATAAACTTTCTCTTCATCTATAAAAAACTCCCATTCACATCCAGGTTTAAAACCTACGACATCTCCTGGATTAATTTTAGATAACTCTAGTTTATCATTACCTATTTTTAATATACCAACATAAGGTTGTTCTTTTTGAGTGCTTAAATCATTAGATTCTATAGGAGCTACAAAACATCTGTCTCCAAAAGATAACCATTTATTATCTTTTTTATATAGGTATATTTGATCTAATGCCACAAAATAAAGATTATCTTTAAAATAAGATCTACTATTACTTTGTTTGCCTTGCATATTATAGAATCTTCTAAATATATTCTGATGAACTATAATAAGATCGCCTTTTTTTATATTAGTTGTAAAAGCAAGAGGTGTAGATATTACTTTAGCAACTCTATTAACAAATTTCCAAGACTCAATTTTAGTATTTAATATTAAATCTTTTTTATTTATTTTTTTACTATTATTATATCTATCACCTACAGGCTCTACAATAAAATCATATAAGCTTTTCATTAATATTCTAAATCATATTCAATAGAAATAGCCATATTGGAATTAAATTTTTTCCATGGTAATACTTCATTGCTTTTTTTTATATAAATATTGTATGAATTGTCTTTATCGTCTAATAAAATATGAGATATTTCATGACCACCATATACAACTTGACCAATTGAATAATGCATTGCTTCATTCTTATAGTCTGAACCTATACTGATTTTTCTTATTACACTACTCATTTTCTTCTATCATTGTATAAGTTCCGTCTTGTAAGTTTACATTAATGGAACCGTACTTTTGTTCTAGTACTTTTTTAAATTTTTCTTGATCTTTATTAACACCAGCCATTTCATGTAATAAAGCATGTTTTTGTGTCTCTAAAGATCCTATATTTGTAGTTATTTGATATAGATTGTTTTGAAATTCTAATACCTTTTCTAACTCCTCTTTTGTTATTTTATTTTCTTTCATTTTATTTAATTTAATTTGTCATTAACCAATACTTTTTATAAACTGTAACTTCATCTTTAAATTCACAATGAAGTTCACCTTCTACAAAAGTATACGTAATAAAAGTTTCAAATTTATTAGTAGGATTATATAATCTAGTTTTTATATAATCTTCCCCTTCTTCTACTACAGTTTCTTCTAATGTTTGATTTTCTACAAAAGAAAAATTAACTAGTTCGTAGCCTTTTTCTTCATCGTGAAGTATAACTACGTAATAACTAGTTCTATCACTTGACCAAGCTCCTCTTAATTTATCGCTTAAGTCATGACTATACATAGCAATACTAAATAGCATTACTATACTTAATAATAATTTTTTCATAATATTTAATTTAATTTAATTTCTAAGTGTATAATTACTTATTATTATTAACTTTTACTTTTTGAATATACTACTAGCCTTTTCTGTCGTTCGACCTCCGAAATAGGCTAAGACGACTGCCATCATCACCTTCTCAAAAGTATCATTCCATAATTCATTTATATGAAAAGGTATTGTTTCTACACTATCTAGTATACCCGCAAAAGAAAATACAACAATACACCACACTAAGACTAATGGACGTACGTTTTTAGACATCCAAGAATCTGACATAGAGTCTGCTTGCCATCTTGATGTTATAGCTTCAATCTCTTTTGTTTGTTGTTCGTAGATTATTTGTTGTAATTTTACTTTATCTTCTGCTGGAGCATCAGCTTTGGTTATAGCTTCTATTGCTTCTTTTGGCGATGTTACTCCTTGTAATACATTTCCTAATGTAGGATTTATTACAGATGCCGCGCCAAACAATAATTGCCCAACGGTTGTTTCTTTAAATTTTTTTTTAGACATTATCGTGGGGAATTTGTTGCGCAACCAGCTCTACATTTTCCTTTATTAGTGAATACAATTCCATCAACAATTCTTTTAATTCCACCCATCAAATCAAGATCAGGTATACCAAATTTCATTTGAAGACCTCTTGATTTTATACTTCCCGGTACTCCTAAATCCCATTCTGGTTCTGGTATCCTAGTTTCTTCAACCTCTATTTCAGTTTCAGTAGTACTCCCATCATCTATAGGTCTGTACTCAGTAACTGAATTACTTATGTTTTGTACATCATCACAAATATTAGTATTTCCTTCCATTTTACCAGAACATATCGCTTCTTTTAATGCAGGCCAGTTTCCTGATAAAGGACCTGGATTAGGACTTTTTCCACTAATATCAGGAGTTCCTGTAATACTTTGATCTGTAGTTATAACTCTCATTTCTCGACCAGGATTATTAGGATCAGGTACCCATTCACCAATTGTTTCAGTTACTACTGGATCTTTATAATTAAAATTGTCTTTTAAATTAAAAGTTTGTTCACTTCTTTGGTCAGTTTCATGACCTTGGTTTAAAGGACTATCACTTTTCTGATCATAAAACTTATTATACTCAGCCATTTGAGCATCGTAATTTGGATTAACAACCATTTTAGATGATCTATAGTTGGTACTAGTTGAAGGAACTATATTACCTCTTCTGTCGTAATACTCCCTAATATTTCTCTTAGGTGGAGATATAAAGTCGTAACCATCTGGAATAGCATTCATACCAGAATTATGTTTTCCTTTGTCAGATCTAAAGTCTGTAAAAACTGTATCTTCATTAGGATTTCCAGCAACTATTTGTCCATCTACAATACTTACCATTCCACCACCTTCAACCATCATGTCATATACTTGCTCAGGTGTTACTTGGGTACTAGGTGCGTTTTTATAACCTCCTACTTTATCGTCCCATTCACCTTTTTGTACATTCCATTGATTAGTACCGCTAAATCCTTTTTTCTTTTTACCAAAATCAATATGAAATTTTCCATCATTATTACTCGTGTACATATCAACACCAGTTAATTTTCCTAAAAAACCTTTTGGCTTTGAACCTCCTCTATTATAGGTTTTCCATTTATCATAATCATCAGCTCTAAAATTACCACCAACTAAACCACCAGTGTTATATCTATTAGCTATTTGATTAGCAAATGCCATAGCTGTGTCTGTTTCTGATACTCCTTTTACTTTTTTATCTTTAAACTCTCCTCCAAAATTCATGTCTCCTTTAATAACGTTTCCAGCTACTCTTCCAGTTACATTAGGTCCATCATGCTGGTGAACCCAAGGTTGACCTTTTTTATCTCTAACATTGTGTCTTAGTGGACTGGTAATATTGTTTTTGAATGGATTGTTGTTTTGTTTGTATCCCATAATTAATATTTTTCAAATGGATCAGTTTTAGCATAAGCCTCTGCCTCCCATGGTAAATTTTCTGCGCCTTCTTTCATTTGCGCTCTTGAATATTTCTTGCCTTTCCAATAAACATTTTCATTATCATAATCTAGATCACCTCTTTTCATTTGATCAATATGAACTTTTTCATGCTCTATAACACTTTGTCTTTCTTCTGGATCGGTTATTTTGTCTGATACCAGTATAGTACCATTTTTATTTGCTTTCCCTAAAATACCTTCATCTAAGTCAGTTGCGTAAACAGGTGTAGTATCTTCCTGAAAAGGAGCTTGTACTTTAAAACCTTTATTTAATCTAAATAACATATTATTGTTTATAAGGAAATTTTTGATTTAAATAATCTTGCCTTTTTTGGCAACCACAGGGTTTATTAAGGCCGCTAGCTATTTTCTGCACAGCAGCCTTAATTCCTGTTTTTTGTGTGAACTTTGCGATAGTATCGCCTAATCCTTTTGATTTCATAATTAAGCTACTACGAAACTTCTCCAGTACACTTTAAGTGCTGGATCGTAAGGAGCATTGTTATCAGCTGAATCTTGAGGTAAAACACAATTAGCTTTTACACCACCTGGGTTAGCTGTAAGAGCTCTGTTAACTGCACCTTTTAATTTTGCTGCATATCCTACTGAAACAGGAACTCCAGCTTCAGGAGCATCTGTTGCAACTGGTGAAGTTGAAACAAGAGCTGTAGCTGTTAATCCACCTGTTAATTGCATAACTACTGCAAGAGCTGTAGCTGTCGTGTTAGTAGAAATACCTATTACGCTTTCTGCTAATAATAAGTTATCTCCATCTTGCTCAGGAGCTAAAGTAGATCCATCTGCGTTAGATCCACCTACTACGTTGAAATTAATCCAATTTGCCATGATTTTTGTTTTTAATGTTAATATATTTGTTTATTAGTTTTTTGGTTTTATACAGATCCATGACTGTTTTTTATTTTTTCTCAAAACCTAATTTTCCTTGATGGTCTTGAGACCATTGATGAGTCTTTTTAAATGCCTCAATATGTTCGCTAAACTCTGTATTGTAATCTTCTTTAGTTTTGGATGGGTTTTCTTTTTTCCAATTACTATAGTGTTCTGGTAAATTATCTACAATCTTATTAAACTTTTTTCTTTCAATACTTTTACCCATTGATTCTGCAATATTTTTACCTGCTTTTCCAATAGCTTCTCCAATTGCAAAACCCGCTTCTAACTCACCAGTGTCTGGGGTTAAAATTGAAGTGCCATCCTTACCAATAGTGCTACTTAATTTAGGAATATTATAATTATGTTGCATACTACTTCCTGGTTTAGAATATTGAACCTGTGATAAAGGTGATCTATTATTAAACCCTATTTTGAAAGAACTTCTATCTTTTAAAAAATTAGTTTTAAATTTACCTAAAGTATCCATTTTATCCTGCGTGATAACCTCTTAATGCAGCTTCTGCTTTTGATCTACTAGCATATTTAGCTGGCCAAGGTTTATCAGTTTTATTACTAATAACTCTCCATGCTCCACCCATTTGCTTAATACATCCGCTTCCACCTTCTGATTTAGCACATGCGTTAAATGGTGAATCAGGTCTATCATCAATCATTTCATCAATCATTTCATTTCTGATTTCACCTGATCTCTCGTCATTTACTTTTTTTTTCGGTAAAGGTTTTATATGTCTAGTCATATTACCCAGCAATTTTCCAGTTTCAAAACCTTCTTTACCGCCTTTATAGTTTGATCTTTGATCTGCCGTGTTAGCTCTGTCAAGTAATCTCTGAACTCTTGGGTTTTCATAATCATACTCATCACCTCTTTCAGCCCCGCTTCTTTCTGAAATTTTAATAGCTTTCTCTCTCAGTCTTTTAGATTTACTACGTCTTGGCATTGGAGATTCTGCAAACATTGAATTATTATATCCAGTTGGCTCAACCGGTATGTCATCCATTTTCATCCAATTTACTTCGTCTCTTTGCTGATCAGCGTCAAGACCAAATGCATTTCTCATGTCAGCATGTCTAGCCATTGCTTGTACATTGTCATATTCATAACCACCTGGCGCTCTATAATCCTCATAACCAAATTTCATACCATGCGTATAAGTTGGATCATCTATATAACCTTGATCATCATGCGCGTAATTAGCCATCTGATTTATTGTTCTTAAGTTACCCATCATGCTT